TAAATACTTTGCTTTGTGCTTGAACGTATTCAACTACAAGAGTTCCTACACCTGCACCAGCATTCGCACTTAAAAGTCTAATTCTTTTTTTGCTTGAACCAGTATTTAACCAATTATTTGTTCTAGCAGCATCTGCACCTGGTTCAATATTATCGGTGTTCAATCCTACTGTTCCGCCAGCAACTGAAGTTGCAGTAGTTAAAGCTGTTGCTGTTATAATCGTACCATCATCAAAGCCAACGCCTGCTGTTGAAGCAGCACCATTCCAAGCTGTTGTTATAAATAATTTAATTGATAAAATTCTGCTGTAAGCAGGAATAATAATAGTTGTTGCAGGAGCTGTCGCTGTTTGAGTCACAGCGGCTGATTGTGATGTTACTGCAAAGCCTACGTCAGCCATATCGTTTTGTACGTCAATACCTGTTGTGTTTGATATAGGACCTGATTTAATTGGTCCTGAAAAAGTTGTTCTACCCATGATGTAATCTCCTTGTCGTTGGGTTGTCTAACCGAAGTTAGTCAAGTGATTCGTTTATATTAATTAATAGTACACAAAAAAAAAGGAGGATGCAAGAGCATCCTCCTTAAAGTTTTTATGCTTTAAAAACCTATGAAGAGCCTGGGCTTCCGTAGATTCCTAGAGGGTCTGATACGCCAAAGCTGTATCTTTCTCTAGCACGATAACGAACATTACCTGTGTCGAAATCGCCATCCATACCAGTTTCTAATGGTGTTCTAACAAAATGCTTCATACCATTAGGTATGTCAGTAAGTAAGAACCAAGCATTCGTATCAGTTAAATAATGATTAACTGAGTAACCCTGCGGTACTACTCCTAAAGACTTAATAGCATTAATATCATTATCAGCAGTATTTGGTCTTAGATCACTTGCTAGTATTCTTTGAGCAACGAACATTAGATTAGATGGTACAATAAGTTTTCTTGCACGACCTGCAACTAATAATCCACGCTCATCAGTATAACCAGAAATGTCTATGATTGCAGCTTCTAATGAAGTTTCATTAAGGTCTGCTGCTGTAACTGGTCGATTACTATTGAATCCACCATCTACGAGAGGATGACCACCACCCCCTGCTACGCCATCATTAACAGCAGTAAATAAATTTACGCCATCACCTGACTGATAAGTATTAGTAAAACCATTATTCAGAGGAAATGCAGCTTTTACTTGTTTAGTATAAGCCATAGCTCTAGCTAATGCTTTCGTGTATCTACTAGAAAGACTATCGTAAAGATTGTCCTCCATAGCTTCTTCAGTAATTGCAAAACCTAAAGCAATAGTTTCATGGTTGTATCTAGCTGTAAAAGATTCTTGAGCAGAATCATAAGTCATTGCTGCTCCTTCATTTTTTACTGGTGCTTGACCAAAACCAGAAAGTTTTACTTCTTCTTCAAATGAACGATCAGAATTTTCGGTTTCATAAATTTCCTTATCTTCTGAATCATATCCTTCATATTCCAAACCAAACAAAGCGTTTAGACCTGGAAGTAGCTCTTTGAGCATCTGGGCTCTTGAAATTGCCATATCTTATTCTCCTATACGCCTAAAGCCTTGTCGTATGAATGCATTCCAGCGTTGAATTTCACAATGAGATCAGTAAATGCATCTCCCGGTGTGCTTTCTCCGCTTTCTACGAATCCAAGTATACGAATTGGTAAGGTGTTTGTTGTTGCAGCAGTAGAGGCATCGAGAGCATTTTTACTTCTTCCGATACTTGTTGAACCTGCGGTTTGCACCACAGCTATGTTACTGCCGATTTTACCTTTTGCTACAGCACCATCTGCTTGCATTCTAAATTCAACACTTGGATCGTCTAAGACGATAGCTTCAATGTCGGATGCTGCAATAGATGTATTGTAGGATTGGGCAAAAGTAAGTTGTTTTGTATTAGGATCAGTATATCTGCATCCTAAAAAGACACCAACAGGTGTGAGTGTTGTAGTACCAGTGTCTTTTGCTACTGTTACTACGCCTCCTGCTAAAACAAGTTTGACAAAATCACCGTAAAAGATGCTTGTGCCTTCTGCTGATTTAATTGGAATATGTCTTGTTTTTCCACTAAATGAGCCACTTGCTGAAGTAGTACCTACTGGCTCTGCACCCATAGGGGTTGCTTTTTTAGCCATAATTTACTCCGTTTTATGTTTAATGTTTGCCGAATGTAGTCCTAGAAGACCTTTGCGGTTCAAGCATTGGCATTCTTGGATCACTTTCTTTCAAATAGTTATTGTCTATGGAATCTACCTGTTGTTGAGCTAATCTGTCATAATAATCTCGTCTTGCTTCCACAATTTCAGCAGGTGCTTTACATAGTAAAAGACCACCTATTTCAATATTACCTTGATCTGCCCATCTTGAATGTTGGTCACACAATATTTTAAGTTCAGGATGGTCTTCTGATTTGCAAGCATCCCAACCTTCTCTGAATCTATAAGAAACATTTGGGTTGTCTGCTTGACCTATAATAGAAGTTCTTATCCATCTAAAAACATAACCGTCTTGTGGTTTTGGATCAGGTAAAACTGATGGTGGCTGCCACGCTTTTTTTCGCTGCGTGTCGGCTCTTTCATTATTTCCACGAGCTTCTCGTGGTGTGCGGCTATCACCTTTTGCTTCTGCTGCTTCAAGTACATCGGATTCAATGTTTTCTTGTTGATTTTTGTTATCTCCAATTTCTACATTTTCAAATTTTTTATCTTTATTCATAATTATCTGTCCTTTATTAATTGAGCTGCATATTGCTCTGGTGTTATACCAAGTTTCCTAGCGAGAGAAACTTGTGTAGCTGTTAATCTAACCTTTCTAGGCTTTGCTCCATTATTTCTAGTCGCTGGAGCAACTACTTCTGACGACCTGCGAGGTTCTTCAGGCTCTGCTACTAATGCCTGTTTTATATCCTCGAACTCATTAGGGAATATTTCCCTCATGCGTAAATTAATTCGATTATAATACTCATCTGATGTTGGGTCAATACCCTCTTTCACTACAAGTTTATTATGTAAGCCATATGCAAAACTTGTCATTTCTTCATCTTTACCAAACCATTCATTATCTGAAGCCCATTCCGTGGCTTTTTTGTCTGGTGGTGCAGGTGCTTGAACTGACTGTTGTTGTGGTTGTTGTTGTCTTGGTTGTTTAGCTCTTTCTTGTTCTTCTCTTGCAATAACTTGATTTGCTACTTGTTGAGGAAGGTTTATAGCTTGTGAATGTGCAAATGTTGCATCCGTGAGGTTTGATTGAGCTTGTGCAATCGCCTCCGAGTCACCAGCCTCATAGGCTTCCTTATACGCTTTTGTTGCTGCTTTTTTTGCATACTCTGCTTTTTGTGTTGCTTGTTTAACAAGTTCTTCTTGTCCAGTTCCGACAAGCCTCGAAAGTCTTTGATTTTCAGAAACAGCTCTTTTAGCATGGTTAACAGCCTCATCCCTAAGTCGTAATGCCGCTTCTTTTTCTCGTCTTTCCTCATGGTAATCATACTTTAATTTTTTTATTCTTTTATTAGCATTTTCTGATAAATCAGATACTTCTTCTTTATTATTATCTAATGAAGCATTTCGAGGTGGCTTTCTATCTTGTTCTGGCCTGTCATCTACTACTTCTATTTCTATGTTTTCGGAGTCTTTTTTTGTGCCTACAGTAGATTTTACTCCTAAAAATTTTTCTTCTGCACTTTGTGAAGGTTCAGGTAATGATTGATTATCTGTTACTTCTTCGGCTAATTGTGTTTCGGTCATACTCTTTCTATGCCTCTAGGGTCAGCAACAACAGCTTCTACGTTGTCATCGTTAATAACTCTGAACTCTTTTCCGTGTATTTTTAATCTTGTTCCTGTAAATGCACGAAAGACAACCCAGTCTCCTTCTTTACACCATGCTCCTGATGGGAATTTCTTCTCATCATCATAGCAATCTTTACCCATTCTTAAAACAAAACCAACTACTGTCGCAATTTCTTCCGTATGTAATTCACTTTCAGTTTTATAAATGCCTCCTTTACTTTTTTCTTCTGGTTCTGGTAAAGCAATTAAAATTCTATATCCTTGAGGTTCTGGAAGTTGACTTGCTGTATCTTCTTTAACCTCTAGTTCTTCTTCTTTTCTTTTATCTATTATTTTTATTTTCTTTTTAACTGGCTCTATAACTCCCATTTAATCCTCCAT